GAGCAGCGTGCCCCTGGCGGGGACGATAGTAAGATCGATCTCCTCGATCTCTTCGCCGTTGCCGATCCGGACGAGGACCTGCTCAGGGGAAAGGGTGGAGAGGTCGTGGATCACGACCATCTTCACACCGCCTGCTCGTCGTAGATCTGGATGACGTTCTCCTCATCATCGAGCGTCGGGTCAGGCCGGGCCGTCAGGGTGATCGGGATCCCGGCGGGCTCGCCGCTCGCGTCCGCCGTGAACGTGTGCTCGAAGTTGCTCGACAGTTTGGCCTTAAACAGGCGGTAACGGTATTTCTTGCCGGCTGCGTTCGTGTTGGTCATCTGCACGGCGATGTACTTCGGGGTGGACCCCTTGCCGCCGAGTTTGATGGTCTTCGACGCGATCGGCGTGTAGCCGTAGGTGATCGTGAGCGCCTGGGCGTCCGTGGTGACCGCATCCGAGTCGAGCACGACGATCCCGGTGACGCCCTCGTCGTCGGTGATGACGTGGTAGTCGGTCCCGTCAACGAGCACCGGGTTCGTCGACCCGGCGACCGACGTGATGCTCGCGGAGGGCTGGTCGGTTACAGGGATGAACGCGGAGAAGCCCCACGCGCCTGACGCGACGTTGAGCACTTTTCCACTCACTGGCACGCCAGTCTCGGTCGTGACAGTGCCAATCCCGAGTTTTTCGAGCGTCGCGAGCGTCCACTCGTGGAGCGTCGCAGTAACTTCGGCGCCGGTGATCTGGTCGGACACATCCACTTCGGGCGCGTTGTCCGGCTGGATGGTGATCGATTCTCTGGTCAGGACGAGCTTTGCCCCCTTCAGGATGCCGACGTCAGTCATGCTGGTGAACGTCCCGGGGTAGTCCTCGACCTCAAGTTTGCAGCTCCCAAGCCGGATCGCGGCCGGGTTCTGCACGGATGTCTGGAAAGTCATTGTCTCAAGTCTCCTCTAGGTATGTGACGAGTATGTCGACGGGGATCCAGTGGATCCCGGTCGTCTCGTCGTGGTCGTCGTGCTGTCCTGCGTACTGGATCTCCTCGATCCGTGCGCCGTCCCGGACGCCCCGGTAGCCGTGCAGGCAGCACCGCACCGCGTCGGCAAGGTCGGCTGCTCCTTTCCAGGTCGTCGCCAGGCAGGTGTACTGCATCCGCGCCTGGACGATACCGGTCAAGCCGTCCTGGGGGCGGCTGATCATCTGGTAGACGATCGCCGGGAACGTCGGCTCTCGCGGGAGGGTCGTCTGATAGGCCCGGGTCCCGACCATCCCCGACACTACGGGGTCGGCCACAAGGATCGCCCGGAGGATGGATTCGATCTGCATCTAGCCCCACCTCCGTATGATATCCCCGATCGCGGCGCGGAACTCGTCCACAGCTGCGCCTCTGTTTTCATCGAGTGCGGGCCGGATGTGCGGGCGGGCGGCCTGGTTGTAGAACCGCCCGAGCACGTCTCTGCCGACGAACCCGAACTCGAGCCGGGGACCCTGTGGCTGATCGTTCCCGACGATGACGGTGCACCGCTCGGGTGTTTTCTCGACGGTCTCCATGTGCCACCCCCGGCGGTACGTCCCGCTCTTGTAGGGAGTGCGTCCGCCTTCGGGGACGGTGATCCGCACCTGGTTGAGCACGGGGAGCGCCGCCGCCCGGGTCGCGGCCTCGAGCGCCGGGCCTTTGATGTCGTCGGCCAGGGAGGCGAAGGCCTTCGCGAGTTCCTTGCCCCCCTTGAGGGTGATCCCCGGGCTGCTCATCGAAACCACCCTCCCGAGGCGAGCGCGGTGAAGAACGCGACGACCGCGGATATAGCGGCGGCGATTGCCCCGTCCCGCCCGATCTGCTTATCCTGGCGCGCCTTGATCTCGGCGATCCGGTCGTCCTGCGCCTGGTTGGCTTCCTTGATCTCCTTGAGCGTGTCCTTGATCCACCGGACGTCCTGCCGGGTCTCGTAGATCATCGCCCTGAGCGCGCCGTCGTCGGTCACCGCACCACCTCGCAGGAGAGTCGCGTCATCGTATTGAGCG